CTTTGATCCGGTCTGGGATACCTTCATGTATCTCGACAACACCGGCCAGATCAGCCACAAGGGTCGCAAGAAAATGACCCTCAAGATCAAGAAGCACTCGAACGAAAAGCCGATGGAGTGGCTGGACTTCAAGATGCTGATCCTGGGCACCAAGAAGCAGCAGAAGGAAGTCTGCGAGAAGTACGGCCTCAAGCGGTTCGACCTTCGCGAGTTCTGCATCGACCAGATCCAGAACAAGGACGGCATGGCGCTGTTCATCGAGCATCGCCGTTCGGGCGGTGAGAAGGAAGACGGCGACGAGGAAGACGACGCCGACACCGATACCGACGATTCCGACGACGAGGATTGAGTAGACGGGAGAGGGCTGGACGAGGCGGCCCTCTCCCAACTCCCATTAAACGCATATGACAACTGAATATTTCACCTGCCCGTCGTTCGCTATCACGATGCCTGTTATGGATTGTAGGAAGCGACGCGCGGCCCACCTTGACGACAGCAAGGGACTGGGCAATCTTGGCGTCACGCCGGGCTCTATCACTGTCAAGACTTCTATGATGACTCGCCAGTGCCAAGCGTGTACGGAATTCATGCAGCTTACGGCACCGGAGAATCGTATCACCCATGAGCAGATGATGGAACGTCTGCGTGCCGCCCCTTCCCAAGAGGCGAACAAGAAACATGCCCAGAACAGGGGCATGAGCAACGTACATTCGCCGTTTAGTTACCGGAGAAATCTGCCATGAGCTTTTCCATTCCTGCGATGCACGCAAGACTCGCAGGCCTCAAGGGTGTGATGGTTGACCTTGAGACTTTCGACACCGAACCCACTGCTGCGTGGTATGCCCTCGCCGCACGTGAGTTCGTGTTCGGTGAGGATCCGGGTGAATCGGAAATCTGCCCCGATGACACCGCGTTCGACGTGGACAGCCCGGACTTCCTGCTGTACGCCGATCCGGTCGCCATGCTGCAACACAGCGGATTCACCACCAGCGAGTCTACCCTGGAGTGGACCCGCGAGAAGAACATGATCGAACTGGATCGTGCCTACACGCAGGGCATGGATGCGGTCGTGGTCATGAGCAACTTCCGTGAGTGGATGCTGCGCGTCAAGCCGGACTACATCGTGGCGAACAGCCCGAGCTTCGACTGCATGAAGATCCATCACAGCTGCAACGTGCTGGGTGTGACGCGCGACTTCTGCCACTACCAGAAGGAGTTCGACGTCCGTACGCTTCGCACCGTGCTGGAAATCCTGGGTCATCCCAAGTACGGCCCGAATGACCACAGCCGTGTGCATTCGCCGCTGGACGACTGCACGATCCAGATCCGTGACCTCAATCGCTTCTTCAAGGTGATCGAGAACGGCCACGGCGACGATGCGGCCGAGTAATGCCACTTAAGGGCCCTTCGGGGCCCTTTTGTGTTTCTGCCTCCTGAGTTGTAATTTCGGAGTGAGGTGAAGCGGAATATCACAACCGCCGACCTCGTTCCTTATATCAATCAGGTGATTTATGATAGTCGTCAAAGACTGTGAGTTTGTGGCCCGCGTGCAAGTCGGGATTGAAGTCCTAAAGCGTTTTCTCCGGGCAGACGGAGAGAGCCTTCCGGAACAGCTTCTTGTCCTGAGAAAGAATCGCGGAGTCATTGTCAGTTACCGTCACGGTATCCGCGTACGGAAGATCAGCGGTACAGGCTGGTACGAGTTGTCCGGCTACAGGCAGGATGGTGTCGATTTGCGGGCAGCGCTGGGCAGGCTGCAGGCGTATAACGAGACCTGGTTGCGCGAAGTCGATACATCCCACAAAAATAAGGCCCTGCTGGCAATTCCCAAGCTGGCGGCAGTTCTGTAAAGAAGCCTTGAAAGGCCACAGCATAAAGGGTACCCACGATGGGCCAGAAATTGATCCTGATTGACGGTAACAATTACCTCAATCGGGCGTATCACGCCACGCCGAAGTTGAAAAGCCGGGATGGCACCCCGACGAACGCAATCAAGGGATTTCTCAACATCCTGATGGCCGATCTTATCCGCCTGCGTCCGACTCACGTCGGCGTCGTGTTCGATAAGGGAGGCAAGCCGAACTGGCGTTGCGAAGTCTATCCGAAGTACAAGCAGAATCGCCAGGAGTGGAAGGCGAAGAAGGACAAGAAGACCAAGGAGCGTCTGCGACAGCTGGCTGAAATGCACGGCCAATGTCCTGACCTGCGCAAGCTGTTGAAGCGCATGGGCTTCCGCATCATCCGCAAGACCGGCGTCGAAGCCGATGACCTGATGGGCACGCTCGCGAAGGAATACGCGGATCGCGGCTGGGAAGTCATCATGTGCACCAACGACAAGGACATGATGCAGCTTTGTGGCGGCAACATTCGCGTGATGACTCCTGATCGCACGCTGATGGGCCCGACCGAAGTGTACCACAAGTTTGGTGTACGCCCGTCCCAGATCGTTGACTACCTGTGCCTGCTGGGCGACAAGGTGGACAACATCAAGGGCGTCGTCGGGTGTGGTCCTGCGACTGCACGTTCACTGCTCGAAGACTACGGCGACCTCAAGACCATTCTCAAGAACCGCAAGGAATTGAAGCCGGCCCTGATGGAGTCGTTTAGTGCCTCTCGCGAGGATCTCAAGGTCACACCGAAGATCATCCGACTGCCCTGCGACGAGAAGCACAAGGTCACGGACGAAGACCTGGTATTTCCGCATCCCACATACGACCGTGAGCGCGTCAAGGCGTTCTGTGAGCGGCTCGACCTGACTCAAACCTACACGTTGATTAGACAAAACTACAAACAATGGACGAGTTCACCCAAATCGAAACCTCGAAAGCGTTGATCGTTCGCGAGGGCAGTTTGGTAGTACGCCAGACTGCCCTCGATCTAGCGATCCAGCACTCCGACTTTGATCCCGACAGCCGCATCAAGGAAGAGGACCTCGATAGCGAACACGACAAGGTGGAGAAGGAGTTCCTCCACGTAGACGATCTGGCGTCACGCCTGCAAACGAAGTTGGAAGACTTCGGCGTTGAAATGAACTCGCATCCGACGGTTGCCGGCCACTTCGAGCGCAAGATCAGGCTCTCCAGCGCGTTAGCTGAGGCACGTGGCGAACTGCTCGACCTGGAAAGAGAGTTGCGTAATGCCGCTTTCTCGGCCGATGATGTTCCAGATGGTGACGAAGACGAACGCGAGGAGCGGTCCAATCTGGAAGACGACGAGGAGGACGAAGGCGATTACGATGAAGAAGACGTAGTTGGCTTCGATGACCCGCGCTCCAAGTTGGGCAAGGCTTTCCGCGACGCCAAAGAGAAGGCCGAGATTCAGCGCGGTACACGTAATCGCCGGCGTCTCTGCAAAGCCCTGTGGAACAAGATTGCGGGTCGCACGCACCCGGATCGGACCAAGGACGAACTGATGCACGCGCTGTTCCGCGATGCGCGCAAGCTCTACGACGAACTGGACCTCGACGGTCTGGCCGAAATCTGGGATGCAATCAGCGGCGACAAGAACAGCCGTACCGATCGCAAGCGTGCGAAGTTGGAGAAGCTGCGTCAGGCTTTGAAGCGCCGTCTGGCCCAACTCTCCGAACTGACCGCGAGTGATGCGTTCACCCTGTTCAGGATCGCACAGCAGTCCGGCGCCGGTATTGCGGCCATGCAGTACGCATCGGCCATGAACAAAGACAATCGCGCCATGGAGTACGAACTGGCGCACGTCCGTTACCAGATCAAAATGGTTGGCTGGCGGAAGCGCAGGCGCGATGATCCACACAGCGACGAGCCTCAACCGAGCCCTCCTCGGTCGGCACTCTACACCCATTTCCTGTAAGGCAATACGATGGCTCTCGAAGGGGTAATTACCAGCGACTGGCATCTGACGGGCATGTATAAGCCGTTGGGTCCTCGTGCGCCTGAACTCCAGTTCAACGAAATCACCAAGGTCTACAACCACGCGACCGGCAACGGTCTGGACAAGGTGTTTGTGCCTGGTGATCTGTGCGACAGCCCGGTGATGGATGAGGACAACTTCATTCGGCTGGTTACTCACCTGCTGCTGTGGGACGAAGAGGTCTGGACCTACTACATGCGTGGCAACCACGACGTGGAGCATAAGTTCAAGACCTCCCTCGACGTGCTGAACGTGCTGGCTGATGGCGGCGTGTTCAAGCGCCTCAAAATCATGAACCAAGCCGACACGATGAAGATTGATGGCGTGAACGTATCGTTCCTGCCCTGGCCCTCTTACGAGGCGCCTGAGGCTAAGGACGGTCGTGGCCGATTGATCTTCGCGCACATCGAAACGGCTGGCGCAATCGGTGACAATGGGCGCAAGCTCAAGTCGGGCAACGAGGAGAAGGTGGTACGTACCGCCAACGACTACATCGTATCTGGCCACATCCATCAGTACCAGGAAATGAAGAAGAAGCGTCTGACCTACGTCGGCACGCTGTACCAAAAGAACTTCGGTGAGAGTCTGCCGAAGGGCTTCTTGGAGTTCAAGGCCGGGTACAAGAAGGGCTCGGACGTTCTCCAGTTCAAGCACACCTTCATCGACAGCAAGCCGAACTTCATCCTGGAGAACTTGGTCATCAAGGACCAAAGTGACTGGGACAAGATCAAGAAGGACCAGAACATCCGTTACAAGTTGTTCGTTGATCGCACGGCCGGCATCTTGGTGCCGAAGAACCTCACGCAGATGTTCCCCAACATCGTCCACATCACTGGCGTCAACACGTCCACTATGAGCATCGAAGAGGTAGTCGAGGCTGCACGTGGCGCCAGCGCACAGGTCGGTGATCTGCCGAAGTTCAATCCGACTACGGGCTTGAAGAGGTTCCTCAAACGCGAAGGCATCGAGGACAAGAAGCTGCACGCCAAGGCCCGCGGTTGGGTACGTGAAGCGATGGCTCACGTTGAAGCGCAGCGCATTGCCAAAGAGGCATAACGCATACATGTGCGAGTGAGGAATAAATCTAATTTGAGAGCGTAACGAACGGTAGCGGTGCCGAACGTTATAGCTCAGAGGTCGGTGGGAGTTACCTCCTTTCAGACGCCGACATGCTGACTCTCTCGCCACAGTGATTCCTTAAGGGCTCCCGAGCGTAATTGCTTTGGAGCCCTTCTTTTTGTCTCCGATTCGCAACTCGGCGACTTCACCCTATGCTCACACGCGACAGCAGCGCAGGGTCGATCGTCCTAAGTGCAAGGCGAAATCCTACGAGGAGAAGTGCGCTCCGAGTGGCTTGGCGTGGCTCCCGTCCGGTACACCGTAAATATCGGAAACGTGTTTCGACTTTCCTAACTGGTGAAAAAATCGCCAAATGCGGAAAATCAGGGATTTATTCTTTTTTCTTTAACAGAATCAATGACTTACAGCGCCTCAAACTGGTGAAAAATTGACCAAAAACAGCGTTTTTCAAAACACGTACTGTAAACTCCGTAGTACGAATGTGCGATTGTCGAATATGAGTGTGCCTGGATAGGTACCGAGTATGAGTGGTCCATTCGTGCGTGCGAGCCGTTCACGGCGCTGCGAGTCGCGCCGGATTGATGGCGTGACGGTAAGTGTGTGCGAATGCGAATGATCCGCCAACGATGAATGCCAGTGCTGTGATGCAGCCAGCTGGGCGCGAAGCGCCAGTGAGCGAGCGCAGCGAGTGAATGCAGTTGATTCCCTGCCGTCTGGCAG